AGTAACAAATATAGTTTTTACTGTTGATAATACATTACTTCTTAATGTACTTTTTATTAAAACATTCTCTCTAATAGTACCATCTATCTCTCCTATTTTAAGAAGGTTAGAACCCTTTCTATATTCTACTACCTTTGCTCTAAGAACTTCTACACCATCAATAGTTTGAACTACTGTCTCACCTCTTTGATACTCTGGTATTTCTCCACTTGATTGAATACCTAAAACATAGCTTGAAGAGAAATTAGATGCTACTGTTTTATCTAAATGATATCCACCACCATTTTGTATGATGTTAACACTTTGAGGAATTCCAATTGTAGAACTAGAAACATAAGCTTGAGTATCACTTTCTATAATTCTAATTGTAGGAGTATACGTATATCCTTTACCAGGACTAGAAACTACAATAGAGAATATCTCACCATTTCTTTCTACAATATCAAATTCAGCATCAGAACCATCACCATCAGTAATGATAACTTTTGGTTTAGAATAATTAGATCCTTTCTCAACTATTTCAACACCAGTTATAATATTAGAAGTTGTATCAAATGATACAGTAGCAGAAGCTCTATAATCTATAGTTGGATCTACACCTTTAATAACAGGAACCTTTTTATAATTAAGTCCTAAGTTTATAATATCTACTTTATTAATCGCACCGATAGCGAACTGACCAGTAGTAGTATAAGAAATGGATCCAGAACCATCCCAAAGAGGCTGACTAGGAACATCATAAACAAAACGATTTGAGGTAACATAATTAAGAATCTTTGTACCTTGAAGTGGGTCTTGTATAATACTAAAATATGCATTATCAGAACCAACTACATTCTTTTTATCAAAGTAATAGAAATTTGTAAAATCAGTACCTACTTTAGTGTTTAATAAATTTGTTCCTAATCTAGAACCAAATCCAAATATTACATCTGTATATGCTCCACTGTTACCTGGTAATGTTGTAGATGCTGTTTTCTCTACAGTAACTAGGTTATAATTATTACTTGGACTAATATCAAAGTAAGTATCAATGAGACTAGAATGAGACGTATCAAATGTATACTTATAGTATTCTTGTAATCCTATATTAGGATTAGACACAAATGATGTATTATCGTCTGAAAACTCAAACTTATAATTTACATCTCCAACAGACTTAATAGAAACCAATCTCTTTGGTTCACTAGCATCAAAGAAACTAGAACTTAATACAACCTTATCTGCATTTGAGCTAATAGTACCATAATCATATACAATAACAATCTTCTGTGCAACAGGATCATATGATTGAACATAACCAGTTGTTGCTGTATTGAATATTTCAAAATTGGTAGTAAAATTATATCTTGACTCATAAAGGACTACTTCCTGACCATCAAAATGATCTACATCATCTGTTCCTTGTTGACCTCTAGTTACACTAATATCATTATTGTTAATAGAAACAATTTTTAAAATCTCATCACCAATCTTGATATAATCGTTATCAGCAAATCCAAGAGCACTGTCTACTACTAGCTTTGTAGCACCAGCAGAGATTCCAGCATGATCAACATATAAAGTAAATCTTGCTGTAGATTGAGAAGCACCAGATCTTACTAGATCTTCATCTGCAACAGATACATAGTCTCCTCTCTTATATCCAGTACCAGCATTTTGTATTGTAACATTTGATACAATACCTGCATCAGATACAATGAAAGTAGCAGTTGCACCACTACCAGATCCACCTGTTAATGAAACTGTAGTATATGTGCCAGCAGTGTAATCTGCACCACCATTAAGTATTGAAAACTTACCAATACCTGTAAAATTAATATTGGTCTTATTCTCAGGTGGAATTAATATAGCTTCTTGGTATAATCTCTTTCTTAAATAATATGTTTTTACTTTAGTAGTATGATTTGGACTGATATCAATATCAACGTTATCACCAATACCTAAACCATGTGGTGATGTAGTCTCTATAAGTGCAACACTTTGATTAACTTCAAATGGGACTAGTCCATCACTCATTGATGTTAATCTAACAATCCTTGTTCCAGATGTATTAAACAAATCATCAGATTGTAAGAAATATGTATCATCAACAATCCATGTACCCGTGAGAACCTTGATCTGGACTACGTTTTGAGAGGATGTACCTTCCAATACCTCAGCAGTTGCAATAGGTGTATTAACACCATCAGTAAGACTTAATGTTGCACCTTTAGTATATGAACTTCTTTGATCTAATAAAACTGTAAATGTTTTAATTGCAGCAGAGAAAGTACCAGTATTATCAAACGTACCAACTACATTCTTTAGTACAACTGTACTATCGTTCTTTACTGTACCAACAATCTCTCCATAAGCACCAGAAGATGGTTGAGTTAAAGTATCATCAGCAAATAGATATGCACTCTGTATTACTGTTAACTTAACAACCTTATTCTCTCTTGAATGTAGATAACTAACACCCCTACCTTTAACAGAAGAAATTATAGCTTCTGCTTCAGATCCCTCTGTTCCATCATTATTAAAATATATTTGTGAGTTAATAGAGAAATTATCAGATGTATTAATAACATCTATTTGATCAACTGTTCCAGATTTTACTTCAGCAATAGAAGCTATAAGACCTTCTCCATTACCTTGCATTCCAGGAACATAATACTTCTTAGAGTTCTTTGGAATATCATCCTGATTAATATTAGAATTGTAATTGCTGTCTACAGGTAAAGAGTAAAAATTTTCACCTATAATGTATGGATATTGCGGTACTTGATTACTATCAATAGTAGTGAAATAAGCATAAGTTCCCTCTGGAAATTCTGGGGTAACACAAAATCGTCCATTATTTTCATCTAGAGTACCAGATTTATGAGTGTAGGTATAATCATTATTGAATGTACCTAATGGATATTCATTAACAGTTGGTCCTTCAGCACGTGCTGCATTTAAAGCATAACTAGAAGTCATTCTAGTAATATCAGTTGATGCATCTAGTGGGTTCTCATAACCAAAGGCACCATATATGGGGTTACCATCGTATGCAAATCCTATAATAGGTGAATGCGTTTTAGTTGATGGTTCAGATCCAGTACCACTTATATTGTCATTAAGACTTACTCTTAAAGCTTTAGGGTTGGCAATATAACCATAACCATATTCCAAAGCATTGTTATAATTCTGAAAAATATAACCATTCTCAGTATCAAGTTCGTTTTCTAATTTTGTGTATCTATTATAATTCCATTCTTTAAGTAAAGGAATACCACTAGCTTCTTCACCAACAGGAATAATATCTACAATAACAGTATTTTGATTATAGAAATTACCTTCATCAATTTTTTCAAATCCTGTAATATTACCATCAGTGTTTACTACTGAATTATAAGTTGCAAATCTTCCTCTACCAGCATTATCTCTAATTCTTACAATTGGAGGTGAAGAATAATATTCACCTGGATTATCAATAGTTAAACTTGTTACTTTACCACCAGTAACAATTGCTCTAACAACTGCACCTCTTCCAGAAGTAATTATAACTTCAGGAGTTCTTGGGAAAATATCTTCAGTATCTACAATAATACTTTCAACAACTTCTCCAGAAAGAACTGCTCTAGCTCTATTAGGAACTTGATCTAGTAAAACAAATGGTGGTTTAACATATCCTCTTCCTTGAGTGTTTACCTTAATCTGCTCTAATTTACCATAACGAATACTATCGTAATCTTTATAACTGTAAACAGGAATACCATTTAGAAGGATACCATTATCCCTTCTAGATGTTTCATACTTTTCAGTTGTTCTTGTAGCTTGCTTCCTAATAATACGAAGTAACTTCTGATCTATTAACTCTTCATTTACTGTAGATCCATCTAAAATCTTATGTGATGGGAAACCAGAACTTGTAATGTAATAATACTGATCATCTGCAAATATAGAAGATACATCTGTAGTTAATTCACTTATTGATGACTGTAATGTTGGAAGGGTTGGTATTAAAGGTGAATTACCTTGATCAAATATCCATCTAGAATCTTTTGTACCAACTTTAACTATCTTACTATCATCAGTTTCAAAACCTGGATTAGAAACTTCAATCTTATCTCCAGGACTTGAATATGGTTGTTTAGTTGTAGGTGCTAAATTGTATACAACACCAAATGTTAATAGTGTTACACCAGAACCACTTATAGTTACTGGTTTGTAAACTGAAGTACCAGTAGGATAAGTAAGTGCTCCTGAAGGTTGTCTATCATCAATAATAAACTGAGTTACAGTTTTAGAACTAAAAGTAATTGTTTCTGTTCCAATCAAGAATGATCCTGTATCACCCCATCCAAGAGTAGAAGAAACATTAATTCTATTTCCAGTAGCAGATGTTCCTGTAAATGTTCTTTCTGTTTTAGTTTTAGTTGATATTGCAAAATCTCCATTAACAGTTTCTGGAGCTAATACAATGTTATATACTACTTCATTGTCAGAAGTACCATCAGCATATACGTTATCAACAGCAGCATCTGCATACCCATATTCATCAGTAGCAGTCTGTATAATCTTTTGTCCTATTAGACTCTTTACATCACCAGATACAACCTTACATTTAAGAGCATATACACTAGTCCAATCAGATTCAGATACCTTATAAGTAAAATCTCTTGGCTTGTATACTTCGGGTTTATCGTTGTTATCTTTAGAAACGATAGTATTAAAAACAAATTTAATAGAACTATCGGTTCCTTTTGCTTTATAGAACTTTTGAATATTTTTAATTAAAGTTCTCTTATCTACTTCTCCCTTAAGATATTTCTCAGGAAATGATCCAAGGTATTGATTCTCAAAATTCTTTACAAATGCATATAGGAAAAGGTTACTAATATTGTAAGCCTTCTGTCCTGAATTATGTGCATCTGCTGTAGTACCAGTAAAGGTGCTTGCGTTATAAAGATCACCTAAAGTGGTATTACCACTAACACCCCTAGAGCATCCACTTAAAGTTGTGTCAGTTCTAGTTGAATAGAATATAATCTCATCATCTATTCTGATGTATCCGTTCTTCTTCGGAAAACTCGTTGCATCTTGTAGTACAATTGTATCATCAGAACTAGAAATACTAGTGCCCAGGATATCAAACTGTCTAAGAATATTTTGTTCATAATAATCAATATCAGCATACTTCTGAATGTTACTAATAACATCCAAGGTACCACCCTGTACCTCCTGTGATTCATAATACTTCTGGACAAACTTAGAAAATAGTTCGTATTCAGTTGTAATAAACTCAGGAAGCTGCGTCTCAATAAGAGTTGAAATTCGCTTAGTCTTTACGGATGGCATTCGTCTTTACTCTTTATATGCAGTGAATGAAGAATTGGCAACATCAACATCTAGATAAACTTCACGTAGTGCCTTAACATCATTGGATTTTGGTTTAACTCTAATGGAAATGCGATTGTCAAAGAAACTACCTTTAATAATAGTCAAATTATACAACTTAGTTTCGCCTTTCACATAATCAATGTCACCAATATCCTTGTCAAGGACAACTTTTTCACCAGTTGCAGTATCCAGTCTATATAGGACGATTTTGCCATCGCTGTCCTCTAGATATACATCAAAATTAGGATACTCTGTTACTCTAAACCCAGTGCTAGACAGGGTAGGTTCATCACAGTCCTTATCAAACTCATTTTGGAAACATACTTCATAAAAGAAAGTTGAATTGAGTGAAGGATAAAAATCCTTTCTCATTGTTACTGCTGTTATATTAGAATTGATAGATCTATCTGCATCATCTATAACGGCAGCTGCCTTACTATGCCTAAACTTACCATTAAACTTTTCAGTCTTACTAGTCTCAAGATAAGACTGTACACCACCAATAACCTTGTCTCTAATCTGTGAAGTAGTTTGATCTGTAACACTACCATCATAATAGATCTTACTTGCTAGCTCAACATATAGAACTGATGGATCTACTAATTTTGGTTCTACTGAAGCAACGACATACTTCTTCAACTCTTTTACAATCTCTTGTTTTGTTAAAGATGTTAGATAGGTTGCATCTTTTGGTTTTAATGATATAAAAACTTTACCATATTCTGGAGGATCTTGATCTTCTCCACCAAAAATAATGATATCACTTGTTGCTGGATATACTCTTCTAACAATTGCTTCGTAATCTTGTGCTGTTACTGCTCTTTCCTGTGTTCCATATGACTTAGGAGCAGTATATTTGATCTTATCAATAGTTTCAATCTCTTCACCACCAGATGCAGCAACTGTAGAGTCAATAGTGGTAGTAAACGCATTTGGAGTTACTCCATCAGGATTTTCCAATACACCAGAGAATATAAAGGTTTTAACACCATTACTCTCTGAACCTGAGGTTGTTAGGTATGATACTTCAATACGTGTACTGTCTTCTAACTTCTTGCCGAGAACCCCGTCACCCACTAGGATCTCATACCTCTCATCTTCAATCTCATCTAAGAAAAAGACTTTAGATGCTCCATCAACACCAAGTATATTATCTGCTATTAGATATGGTTCACTAAAGCTTCCACCGCTAGGGAAGACTTTTACTCTAATAGTATTGGTGTCTATGTTTTGATTATCAAGAATAAACCTTTGTGATTTCTGCGATGCATCAATAGTAAATGTATTAGTAAGTGATGTTCCCTCTTTTACTGGTACATTTGTGAATATTGCTGTATCATTTGCTACTTGTGCTTTATAATCATCTAAAACAACATATTGATAAATGTTGTTATCATAATTTGTTATAAAACCTGTACCCTTCTTAAGTAATAACTCTGTATCACTTGTTGGGTTTGAATAATTTACTGTAAACGAAACATACGCTGTAGGAGACGTAGCAGATTTTGGTCTGTACCCTAACTGCTTTGCTATTGCTACTACGTTGTCTCTGAGAGTGGCAGAATCAATGAATAGTTCATTGACTACCATATTAGTATTAAACGCCGTATAGTACGTATTGTAGGCAAGTGTGTCTACAAGAGTTGCTAGTGCCGATCCCTCAAAATCATAATCAGTAAAATCTGACTGTGACTTTAGATATTCCTTAAGGGCAACTTTGATATCCTCAAAGTCTAAATTGGCAACCTGAGTATAAGGCATTATCGTGTACGCTCTAAGAAGAATTCTACAGCTATGGGTGCGTCATCTCTACCGATAATAGTGTAAGATACTTCTACTTCATATCCATTGTTATCAAAATCAGGTTCGCAACGAATAGAATCAACTTCAATACGTGGTTCATATTGATTTAAGACATTCGCAACCTCAGATTTAAGAATACCAGCAGAACCATAATCAAGTGGTTCAAACAAAAGATTCTGTATACCAGATCCTAAGTTTGGTTGAAATGGTCTTTCACCCTTCCTAGTAAGAAGTAGACCTGTGATTGCTTGTACAATCGCAGCTTTATCTTTCACTGTGACAAGATCATCAGTGATAGGGTGCTTCTTAAATGTGACGCTTAAATCTTTAAACGTCTGAAAGGTTGGCATTAAGACACAGCATAGGCTGTTTCTATTTATCTACACTATAGAAAGTATACTTCAAAAATAACTCTTCACCAGCCTTTATATCTTTGATAGTCTTCATATGCCATATTTGACCCCAATCTTTTTGCTGACACTCTTTTATGCAATTGGCATCATCACTATGATTTACAAACCCACCTAAAGGGGTTCTCATAATGTTAGGGATCAAATCTCCAACTACTACATGAGATACTCCAAGATATACATCTGCTGGAACATCATTCTTAGCGAATAATCCTTGACCTGCTATTGGACTGTCTTTAACATGCAGGAATTTAGGTAGTGCTTGATACATTAAATTGGTCCTCTAGGTGGTATTTCATGATCTGGTTTGGAAGTTCTCTCATTCTCTGCATCATCATCACGAGAATGAATGATCATAAGACTACCAAGAATTTCTCTATACTTCTCTAACATCAGAGGACCACTCCCACCTTTTCTAAAAATATCCTTATCATAGTTCTCTTTGGTACTCTGGTTCCAGAGTCGCATACCGTCAGGTGATAGTTCATCAGCCAAGAGTAAATTGCCATTAGCATCGTATCCAAACTCCAATTTAAAATCAATAAGATCTAGAGCTATCTCATGGAATATCTTTTTCAATTCCTTATTAATCCATTGAGCACGGTATTCAAACTCTTTAAGTTCTTTACCATAACCCATTAGGTTAATCCTACGATAGGTTAACAAAGGATCATCCTTCTCATCATCCTTAAGATAGTATTCTACCACAGGATGTTCAAATTTGGTACCCTCTTCAATTGTAGTATCTCTAACAATAGAACCAGTAGCAACATTTCTAACTACGACCTCAATAGGAATGATATCAACCTTCTTACAGGTCATTGCCTTGTGAGTAGGCACGTTAACGTAGTGTGTCTTTACTGCTCTCTTCTCTAACATCTTAAACAAGACAGCAGAGATCTGACAACAGACCTCACCTTTACCTTCTACCCATAATTCTTTCTTACCATTACCTGCGGTAACTCTATCTTCATACTGGATGATAACCTCATCTTCCTTATCAGTAGCAAATACTGTTTTAACTTTTCCTTTTATAATCATTGTATTTCTCCTATAACAAATGAATCATATGACTCTACTAAAGAATCGTAAGCTCTAAGAACGAATAGTGTATCGTCAACTGCAGTAGGTGGAACAACCAAGCAATAACCTATGCCCAAATTAAAAACTCTCTTCATCTCTTCTTCTTCTACTTCTCCAGCGTTCTGAATGACGTTAAAGATTTCTGGACGTTTCCACGATGTGTAATCTACTTCTGCTCTGAGACCCTCTGGAAGGCATCTGGGAAGGTTTTCCACAAGTCCACCTCCTGTAATGTTTGCCATGGCAAGAACAGGTACATTATCTATTAACTTTTCTACTAGTTTAGCGTAGATTTTAGTAGGAGCAAGTATTTCAGGGTGTTCACTTATAAACAATTTATGACGGAATGTAAGATACCTAACCAGACTAAACCCATTACAGTGTAAACCACTGCTTGAAATACCAATTATCTTATCTCCTTTCTTTATATGCCTACCATCTATTATTTCATTCTCTTCTACAACACCAGTACAGAAACCAGCAAGCTCTAAATGACCTGGATCTCCAGGACGTTCACCATGTTCTGCTGTTTCTCCTCCAAGTAGTGTACAACCTGATTCTTTACATGCATCACCTATGCCCTCTACAAGGGGTTTGAGGAGTTCTGGTCTAAGTGTATTACATTTGATATAGTCCAAGAAGTACAGAGGTTCTGCACCGCATGTGATAACGTCATTGACACACATAGCAACTAGATCTTGTCCTACATCTTTCATAACATCTAGATTACCAGTTGATTGTAATGTTGTAAGATAACCTTTGTTACCTACTCCATCAGTACCAGATACCAAAACAGGATTATTATATCCCTCTGGTATTCTCATCATTCCATTAAAACCACCAAATCCACCCAAGACCTCTGGTCTATGAGTAGATTTTACGATATCTTTAATGTCATTAACAAAATTATTACCAGCATCTATGTCAACACCAGCAGTTTTATAATCAAGCATGTCTTAATAAGTCAAAATTTGCAGAAACAACGAGTCGTCTTCCTTTTACAGGAGGAACTTCATGCATTAATGTAGATGGCCAAATCATAAGTTGCCCAACTTGTGGTTTTAAACACAATCCTTGATCAAATGCACCTTGAAATTCATTCGTTTGATCTTTACGTTCAAATACTATAGAAGAAGGATTCTCATCTAGCTCAATATAATAAGCAATTGCGAATGCTGATGGCCAATGATCATGTGGAACGGTGTAATCACCCTCTTTATAATCAGCAAACCATAAGTTTTTACATACCCATTCAGCATTTGCCTTAGGGAAATACCCTTGAGCAACAAAATTAACAGCATCTGTAACAGATTTTACAAAATTATCAAGATGAGGAGACATAATCTCATGGGTTTTCCACTGACTATGCCATGCCTTAACGTTACTTTCGTTACTTTCTGGGTATTTCTCCTTATACTCTTCTAAAACTGTCTTCAGATAGACGTTAATTTCTTCATGACCGTCTATAATAGTATCAAAAATAGGAATATACTTCCTAACATGGTGTGTATTAATTTGTCCCATAGGTTATCCTTGCCAAATCATTTCGGGCATTTGGTTTTGTCCTGGTCTCATCACAACTAATAGAATGAAATATCCAACAAACCAAATGATATTGAATAACCAAGCTTGTCTCCATAGGTATTTTCTTATACCCATGCTAACAAATACATTTTTTACTGCTTTAGGGTCGTCTTCATTGCCTGTCGCCCTAAAAATTTGTTCTATAATCACTGCAATGATGGTTGCTATCACTAAAGGATAGAAAACAAAATTTGCAAATGACATTATACCGATTAAAAAGGTCATATTCGTGGAATATAAGATTTGTACTTTTCTAATTGAGGCACTACCTCATGTTCAACCTTCTCTACTATCTGATCTATGATATTAACATCAAGACCTGCAAATGGTGGAATGATACCAAGTATACGAAGAAGTCCATCAACGAACAATGCAAGGCAAGTAAACCCAAGAATCATACTAATGATAGTTGCATCTCTATTATGCTTACGCATTGACTCTTCGTCAATAGCACGTGCTTCTTCTACAGCAGCACGAATTAAAAGATCCACTTCTTCTTTGGTGTAACAAAGATGAGGGAGAATTTTTTTAATTGCTTCTTCTGTCATATTAATAGTTGTATTCGTCAAGCACCTCTAAAGCACTATTAAGAGCTCGTTGTGCTGCCCACCTCTCTTTAGCATCAAAGTTAGGATACCATGATCTATTGTCAATCCCCTCTTTAATCCTGAGGAGACGAGATTCCATATCTACTTTCTTAAGTCGTCCGTTCATATAATTAGGGTATTGTGGAAAAGGTGGTTCCATTATATAAAACCACGTATAGTATAAGCTTATTTAAACTATTTTACTTTTTCGGACTATGCCCATGTGCGATCCCTAACTCATGCATCTTGGCATGTTCATCAATTTGATCTCTCAGTTCTTCCTTACCAGGTCCGAAGGTTAAATACAACCCCCAACCAAGTAGAAACAATAATAGACCTATGATGATGTATACTAAAATCATTCGTACCCCTTTAGTGTTTTCCAGTCTCTATACATCTGACCAAATATCATTCCTTCATTGGATTTGATATCTCTGCCTTCTAGAAGTTCTTTCTGTTGCTTGGATAGATTCTTACTCATCGTAAGGTATTCTTTCTCCCAATTCTGAATCTCTTCAGTTGTCATCTTCATTATCAAACTCCATATAGGATTCAACGTCAGACATAAGTTGTTCTACGTCTACTATACTATCAATCTTAGCTAGCATATCAGCAATATGCTTATTGATCCAAGGTTTCTCAGTACGTGCAGCAAACGCAAGTGCCTCACGTAAGTCCTCTTGTGCGTTCTTAAGAGAACTTTCAACTTGTTTAGTTAGAGTCATTATTTTCTTGTTTATAATAATTACCTAACGATCCACTCATTAGGGTTTCACTGATCTTACCAGCAGGAGTATCTATAGTAGGTTCTACATGGTCATTCTTCTCACCAAACTTCTTTTTTGGTAGGGTTTCTTCCCATGCATCAATTAGAAGTTGTAATTCCTGTTGACGTATCTTTGCAGTTTTAATCTTTTCTTTTATATCCATTCGGTGCTCCCCGTTCGGCGTTCAGGTAATTTTTGCATTAACAGTCACATAGGTTAGGATGTTCACCCGTTGCACAATAGTGATCATGAAATGAAGTGTTTTCACAAGTGTATTCACCTGCATCACCTGTATCCATGTAGCTGAAGGATCCACCTCCTCCACCTCCGTTATTCATTCCTAAACCACATCCCATTAAAAGGAAAGGTATAAGAAGTAATAGTTTTCTCATCTACCCTGACCTCTGTATCTCTTCCTCTTTCCATTTGCTGAAGTCGCAGAATACTTTGAGTGCTTCCCAGTACCCTGACGAGTTTTCTTGGGAATTGCTTCAACGAAGTTCTGCCCTGTCAGTGATGCTTTTGCTTTTGCCATAGATTATGTGTTTGCTCCAACTATTATTGTAGGACATTGAAACGGTCCTGTCAAGGTCCTTGGGGTGCCAGTACCCACAGTTGTAGTATCTCCTCCCAGTGGTGGTGCAGAAGCTATACAAGGTAATTGACCATTAATATACACTGTCGTGTTAGTCCCTGGTTTCATTGCTCGTATAGGATTGCAAGGTACAGGGTTTAATACATTGAGTTTAGTAGCACTTACAGGAGAAGGTAAGTGTTGGGGAGGTATTATCTTAATTACTGCTCCACCTGAGAAAACAGTAGTAGGTATGGGAACCCCTCCAATGGGTGCTGCAGCGTATACGCAATTGCCTTCTGTAGATGGACTGTCTACGGTATTCTCAGAAACTAAGAATGGTCCTGTTGGTGTTCCTGTCATTTCTTTTTACTCTTTTCGTTTTCCACAGAGTTAACTGCAAGGTGTTCTGTTAACAAATACAACCACACAATACCCAACACCAGTATGGCGAATATCCGAATACTGTCGGGTGAAGTGTCTATCATACTGCTTTCGCTACTTTCAGTAGGTCTCCCTTTAACCCCTCAATATTATTGTGAAGATAGTCAAGTGTTTGAGCGATAGTCTCATAGTCTTGAATGGTATCACCCGTCACATTGGGTCGCTTGTACATCAACGATGGATTCTCTAACTGGGATATCCTGTTCTCTAGGGTGGTGCACCTCTCGGACAGCCACAGGAGTGTCCTCTCCTGCTCGTTCAGTTGCTTCAATAACTCGTCCTTCATTTTGATCTCCTATATTATAAGCTTTGGTTGCACGATTTTCAAAGTTGTCACAGAACTCGTCAAAGTTATTTACGATTTCGTCCCAATCTTTCCAGTCAACTTTTTCCATGATTTTTTCCTGGGGAAATTTTTTTGAAATTCAAGGTAAGGTAATTTCAATTTTGTAATTCTATTTATTTCTTGCTCGTTTGGATACTTTTGTAGGTTAGGGGAGTCTTCGTTTTTCGGAATCGCTTAACGCCCCCTTCGGGCATAAAAAAGGGGCATTTAACTGCCCCTGTGTGATTTAATGTCTGTCGCTGATGTTCCAAACGCCACCGCTTAGACTTGGTTGATCTTCCCAGTTTCGTGCTTGGATGTTTGCCAATGCTGCGAGAACTGCGGGGTCTCTCATTGCTGATTCGTTGGCAAGAACTCTGCCGTCGTAATAAGGTCTGAGTTGAGAATCAAACATAGGTTTGTTGTTGTTCATACTCATATTATAGGGTTAGACCCTGAGTATCTCAACCACTTGTATGCCACTCCGCTAAGTGGCACGCACCAAATCATCGCTGCCTGTTGTTCATCCTTCACCCATAGCTTGGCGAGTGAATAAGCGTTTGCCATATTCTCTGCCCATGTGCAACCGTGTTGATCAAAGTTTTTCCATGATGCAGGTTGAACGGCGAAGACTGATTGGTTTGCCTGTGTGATAGGTGTGCCCATGTTAAAAGAAAGAGGTTAGTAGAGCTAGTGCCACTTCAACGAGTGTCACTGTGCGTGTGTCTGCCTTGGGCAGATATGGCATAGAATAGTGGGACATCAAATTTTAACTAATGATTTGGAAATGTTTTGACCAACGAACCCTCTCACCTGGAAAGGAATTGTTATGGTCTGTTGGTTGCGTCTGAAAATGAAATGCCTTGATCCTGTTCTATGTAGAACCCACCCGTTGGCACGGGCGAGTTTCAAAAGTTTCTTAGTTGTCATCTCATCACTGTGTTTGATTGTACTTGAGAGACCATCACGGCATCTTGCCTGAATTGCTTCTTATATGCGTAAGCAATGCAATTGAAGATTACCTCATAATGGTCAACCTCATTGTCAGCAACCTCAAGATAAAAAATCTTTGTTGCTTCCTGTTCACCCTTCCAGAATCCGATGCCATCAATGAACGTGCCATACTCAAAATGTGGCATGATCTCACGCTTGATAAAATCGTTCATCATTGCGTCGGAAACTTTGCCATTGTCTGGGATGTTTCTTCCCATAGTGAGTTCAAAACGGATCATGAGTGAATTGGTTGACTACTCTTTAATAATACACCCTTACGGGGTTAGTGCATTATAAGTTGTACCAGTTTGAGCTCTGGCACATAGCTCTGCCTGTTGCCCGTGGGATATGTAATACTGGACCATCTCATCAGCATGGGTTGATGAGTAGCAAGTTAAATACCTGCACTGTTGATCCCACTTTGTCCAATAGCGAATTAAAGTCATAAGTCCTCCGTGAGTGTGTGTACGTTGCAATCAATGTCCCAACTAACTGCCGAGACATCATAACCATTTTTTGACAGTGCCTCTGCAATGTCCTCTGCCATACGGTCAACGATCCAACCGTCTAGCATTGAATACACATCAACTTTCATGAGTAATCAAAGGGTGACGGTTCACATATTTTGTCCGTGAGAGAATCAAATGCGTCTTGACTCTCATCATCAAACCAACCGTTTTCAAAAAAGAACGTTGTCATTTTGACTAGCACGTCCTCCTCTGATTCGGTCATATCAAGTCGTCTCATCAAAAATCCTCCAATAGTGTACGGTGAACATAGAGCAACCTTTCAAGATTTAAGTCGCTGGTGTCTTCCCAGTCTAGCACGTAATCGTGATTGTCTAGGTCTGGTGTGCCATCTTTGAAAGTGGGGCAACTCATTAGGTCGCCCTCATCATCTAACCAAAAATGTCTGCCAAAATGTAATGACATGATCATGCGGTCAAATTCCATCACAAAGACCATCAAAATATTCTTGAGGTTGCTCTTTAGCAAGTACACCGCCTAACCACTTATTGATGTGGCGTGATGTTGTGACTGACCATGACTTGGAAGTTCTGTAGTATCCGTTATCAGATAGACATGCAACGGGTGTTCTATATGAGAATAAAACTGAAGTGCCGTTGGAAAGGTCTAACTGTGTCATGTTAGATGCGATTTGTCTAAGTTGCATTAATGCCCCTGTGTTGTTGACTCTTTTATTATACAAAGAAAAAGCACCCCGTGGGGTGCTAGTGTGTCAGTTCTTAAACTGGTTGACCAACTGTTGTGCATATGGTCTGGCAATGTTAAAACCTTTAGTAAGGTCAGAGACCAACATAGTGATCTCGTAATTGTGGATCTGCCACCTAGTCTTGATGTCTGCAAGATATCTGGTAGGGGTGATCAATTTAGCAGTGGATGGTCTCTTGACTGATTTCAATGTCCTTATGTTAGACTTTGATACAACCTTTGGAGTTGCCTTTCTCACTGCTGTCTTAACTGCGGTTGCCTTTGGTTTGCGTGTTCTGGTCTTGCGTACCTTAGGTGCTGCAGATGCTGTCATAAAGAATCAAATTTGTTTGACTCTTATAATATACATGAAAAAACCCCCTAGTGGGGGTTTGATGTGCCAGTTTGTTGATTGGTCTAGCTACTGACTCCAGAGAATACAAATGTGGTATCATCCTGGGAGTCAATGCCCATGTATACATTATCAGACTTTAACAGTTGATCAATGTATGCTAGGAGTTGATTTCCATTTGCTGCACCTTTGTCCAATGCGTTGACCAATAGATCACGTGCTGACCAGTCAGATACAGATGAGTGGAATTGAGTCATTTTGATGAAAAATAAAATGGGTGTGGGTGTGGTCAGTTACTGCAGAGGCATTATCCATGACTGCAGATGACCACAATGGGTGTGGGACTTATGTTTGCTGAGGTTCAAATTAAATGCGAATAGTGAACGCAACCCATGCCAGTCTTACGGATGCCCAGAGCGTGCCTATTGGCAACGCTCCAAAAATAGTTGTGATGCTGTTCTCTCTATGGCATCAACTGTGCCTTTAGAGATTGAGCATAGTTCATTCATCATCTCAACAGTCAATTTGTTGTGGATTCTGAATTCCTCCCATGCTGTCTCAAAACAGTCTTCAATTAATGCTTCGTGATGTAGGGTGCTCATGCTTGGTTCCTTTACTACTCTTTAATAATACCAAGGCAAGGCACCCAATGGGGGTTTAGTGTGCCACTTTGTCAACTGGTTGCATCTGGTTAAAAAATCCAGCTGCCTCGTTTACAATAAAAAACGGGAGTTAAATCCCGTTTAGAAAATCGTGCATTTCGTCCAAGTATTCTTGGTACGTCCCGTTGAACCACTCTGGTGGTTTGCGTTGCTGATGACGTTGGCAACTCTCACGGATTTCTCTTTCACTGTAACCCTTATCTAGCAGGTTGGGAAAGAATTCTGAAATTGTACTCATTGGAATTCTGCTCCGATGATTGATTGAACGATTTCAGATGCCATTGAGATGGTCATGTAATCCAATTCCACTTCCTGCATTTCTAGATAATCACATGCTAACTCTAGGTCAGGCATCGCACCTGATTCACCCATTAGAAATCTCAAATACTGTTCAAGATCTGCAAGGACGAAATCAACATTTGAAGTCATTTAGAAATCCATTTGGTTTACTCTTATATAATACACCGAAATGGGACACGCACACGAAAATGTGGACAGTTTCTCAACCGTCCACACTCAGCTGCTTTTTTAGTATGATGTACAGTATTCTATTTCTATACACACAGCAGAGGCATCATCAAATAACTCAGCATACTTTCCATAAAGCAGCTGCTCCTCTTCCTGGTCCTTGATTTCCTGATCCCAGTCCATAGGTCCTCCGTGTGAGTAAAGTATATAGAAAAAAAGCGGGGTGACCCGCTTAGTGTAATCCGATTTCAAAACCACTGTCAAACGGTTGTGATCCGAGTGGGGTGGATACGTACCACTCCCAGTTTCTCTGAAATACTCCTCCAACCCCATATGCTATCCCGTCAAGGATTGCATTCAATCTGGATTTGGTTGTATTACTACGCCAACCCCCATCATATAGGGTCACCTTATCAGGTTGAACAGTTGCGATGTGATTATTATGTAAATACACTGTCGCAGTGTCACCTGTGATGCAAACCTCAGTATTGTCCTTATGCCAATCCATTCTGTTACGAATAGCGTTGTTCATTTCGGATTCAATCTTTCTCATAAATGCTTGGGGTGCCGTGTACATTATTAATATACATGATTTTGCACCCCATGTGTTGATTACTGTGCCACTTTGTTAACTGTCACCGTAGTCCTCCCTATAGTCCTTGAATTTTGCTATCTTACGTTTATGTGATCGTTTCACATTCTTAATATCATATCCTCTAGTATCTGATTCATCATCGTAGGTTGGTCTTCCCGTCTTAGTAGGACGAAAGTTCTTTTTAGACATTGCCTTGATAGTTTTACAACAAAATGGATAGTTATTTAGTGACTGGGACTAGTTTATTCTCTTTGATTAGAGAATGAAGTAGTTTTCCACAGCTTCCCTTAGTTTCTAAGGTCTCTGACAGTCTTTTAGTGAAATTAGATGTGTTTTCACAGCTAAATTCATATTCTTTGTCTATATTACTCTTATATGTAACAAATATAGAGTTTTTATCTACTTTTACTCTGAATAATGCTGAACTATTAAGGTTTTCAAAGTTTTCCACAGGCATGTTAAATGTTATTTCTTTAAAATTGTTAAAAAGTGAAAAAAAGAGTTTTTTAACTTTCTAAGATTTCTCAAAAAGACAAAAAAGTCAATTTCTGAGTTTTCCACAGGTTGTGGAAATGTGGAAAAGTAGTTTTCCACAGGTTCTGAAGTTTACCGAATGTTTAGTTTTCCACAGGTTGGGGAAAAACTCAGGATCCTCCTTAACTCTCCCCTTATTATAATGGATCTCTGAGTGATTCCGAGGGTTTGTGTGCCACTTTGAGGACTGGCACAACCGTACTTGACTTTCGGTAGACTGCAGGCTAAGACTACATCAAGAGAGCACCTTACCTATATTTAATTAAACATTTCAAAAGTTTTCCACAACCTCAACAATATCTGTGGAAAACCCAGTCACTTCAGTGCACGGATAAGGATACTATCCTATACTATCTTATGACTTATTGTCTTTCTTATCTCTCTTACGTAATGGTGTCTTCTTACCCCTTAGTAGATCATATTTTAACTTCTTTAGATACTTAATATGATCACTGACATTATGAAATCCCCTTAGTCTTAATGTCATATTCTATTACTATTTTATTCCATGATCTACCTGTTGAATCATGACATGTACGTCTTTCCATTGTACCATCTAATAGAGTAGTCAGTGTTAACAACTCTGCAATGATATCTCCTTTGTCTACACTTACATTATCTTCTATTTTATCATCACTGTTAGGCATGGTTGCAACTAAATGATCAACACAATCCTTATAGTCTGTACCAGTTGTTATGCATTGTTCAACATCATTAGCTGTAAACTCTTTGGATATGTCACACTCATGGTATTCTACGACACATTCTTCATTAGATTTGTCTGTCATACATTCCATTAGTTTATCTGTACAATCCTCCTCGTATTCACCTATTGATAGTTTCATAATCATCCTCCATGTGACATGCTAGATCATACTGTTTCTTTTGATATTCATATTGAAAGTCATCTGGTGTGATGATTACCTTTGCATCTAACTCACTGTTAGTAGCATTAGGGTTTGCTTTACGTGTGTACATTAATAGAACTCTCTAGTAGTTTGTATTTCAATGGAGTCAAATATCCTATGTAATGCTCTAGCGTATGATCTGTATCCACTACCTACGTACAGTTGACCAGCTAGCACAGAGACAGTTGCAAGACCCCAGAAGATATAATAGAATTTAGACTTGACTTGATTTCTTTGTTTTTCCAGTGTAGTGGAATGCAGTGTATTCATTTGTCTTTAATTTGTATCGTTTAATGTGATCTATCATCCTATCCTCTGCATTGAACCATGCTTTGTTTAGTTTGGTTAGATCTTTCGGTATAAAAGCATAGTCCCATTCAGGTAAGTGTGGGAACAATTCTTTCTTCCTACTATTGCTTACCTTTGGACTGTTGACGTTTCTTTTCTTGGGCGTTGAACCACTTGAAGTAGTCAATGTCGTTAGATTTTTCTTTAGAGACCTTTGTGTCCGTGGCATACTTAGGTTTCCTTCTTGGTTGTTTTTTCAATGTACCAGTGTTCCTTTTCTATCATTTCAGTGCAATGTGTGCAACTTAGTGCAGACCATGAGAGGTGATATACCTTCGTAATGGTATTGCATTGTGGGCATCTTATGTGAGACCCAGACCGCCGAGTGCGTGAACGACTGTGAATTGGTGAGAAGGTAATAGAATTCATTTCTTTGATTTGTGTTTAATAATACTATCAAGTGCAATAGAATATCTTACATTACTTTCCTTCCCATTAGGCGTGGCGAAATGCTCTACCCAACTGGGAATAACTACAATCATACCACTCTGTGGGACTACTCTCCATAGATTAGCATTGTATATGTTGAACTTATCTACTACCGAGTTCTCGTTAGCTTCAGACGATATAACATAGGGCAAACTAGTATTAGGATTAACTAATTCTAAGTGTCCTACCTCGTCTCCTTCAACATATGGGTAATAGATTGAATTAAATGTTGCCTCAATGTGCCTATGTGCAACACCAAAGCGTACATTCCAATCTGTATTCACCCATCCCTTCTTAAGATCTTGAAAATACTGTCTCTTAAGACCTAGTTGCATGTGCAGATCATTAAAGATCGCACGTACCTCCGCATAATACTCTGTTAGTTCAGGTTCTGCTAACCCTAACCTTATCCTACCATTTGCATCACTCTGTTGGTTACGTATCCAACTCAACACCTTATCATGGTCTATGTTCAGTTGTCCTTCACATAGGAACGAACTGAAGATAGGTGTTACATTCAATTGTGACGTAGCATTCATTTGTTTTGATTGATCTCATGTAGAATTGCTTCTGCAGATGCATGGTCACCCTTATTATATGCTTCAGCATACTTAAGGATGAGTAGACGCATCTCATCAATTGCCGATGAGTTCTTGGTAGAATCCGTGAATTTCTTCTTCATTGTGATACAGAGTTTCTTCTTCTTCTTTATGGTCTGGGTCTAACCACTCAAAATATTCATCAGCAAATGCCATAGCGTCATCAATACGCTCTTCTGTCATAAGTTGATTGAATCTAGTACATACCCACGCATGAATGTCATCACGTTGAGCAGATACTATAGTTTGATCATCATTCATTGGTAGGGAACTCCACGTTTAGTTTAGCTTGAGCAAGAGATGCAACCATATTCCACACTGTTTCTCCAGAAACGATATGTTGATCACAAAAGTATTCAACTGTATCCTCCATGATCTCCATGAGTTCTACTAGTTGTTCATCAGTGTTCATAACTTTAATAAAGTCAGTGTGTTGGATAAATGATCGTACGAGACGAATTGTACATCACGTGGTAGCATACGATTGAGAGCAGCAGCGAAATCATTAGGAAACTTCCTGAATGCACGCCAGTAGCGTAACTCTCCATCCTCATCTATATCTGTACGAGGAGTGACACTAAATGAATACTCCCCAACAGTATATCTGGTAGGAAATGGTTCTACTAATGTCTTAATGTAGTCTGCAAGTGGATTTGGTTTCATTGGAGGTGATGAATGTATGTAGTATAGTATGAAATGGATGAAAGGTCAACCCTATCTAAGATAGAGGTAACCACCTGCCCAATCTGCTCTCTCAAAGCATTCAGCACGAGACTGCTCATCTAATAGATTGAAGCGTACGTATTTAGTATGAGGAGACTTCCATGATGCAGGTTTGTAAACTGCACCAGTCTTCTTGTCAACGAATGCATGTACGCTAGACTCTCTACCGTCACGCTCTACTTGTACAAGCTTATGGTACTTGCGACCACTAACAACTTTAAATGTAATTACATCATCCTCAGTACCATTCTGAAGTGCTTTCAGTTTATTAACTGAATAGTCTGATCCCTCACCTCTGGCAAGGTCTCTCTCATAATGTCCGATGGTGTATCTAATATATTGCTTGCCCAACACGTCACATAGATCCTCTGTGTACTGTTCAACGAGATCAGTAACAGGAATGAGAGTTTTGGTCATTTTAATCTGAAGGAATTAGATTTAAAGGGTGTTAAGAGGGAGTGGGTCTGCACAATGGGTTTCACCCAAGAGACCAAATTTACCTACTGGGAATCGCTTACACCTGAACCCCCACCACTTGCACATTGGACTTACAGGACGTAATTTCTCTGCTGAACAGAGACAACCATAGATCCTTGCGTGTGCTCAACCATCTGTCATGTGCAGTAATAGGTTTCTACCAACGTCATGTGTCTGCTTCTAAGTCAGACTAGTCAGTAGGTTTGGGGCAGTAGAACCACATATCCCTCTCAACATTTATATAATAGTATATTTGGAGGTCTGTGTCAGTAGCTAGTGTGCACTTTGTGAACTGTCTACCATAGTGACACATCCATCACCCAATCCTGCTTTAATAGTTCTTTCACCTTAGTACAGATGAAATCATCATTCTTGATGCCCTTGCCACCCTGTTGGTGAGCAAACAAACTATCAGTAGAGTCTACATTATTAAGGAAATCTTCTTTAGTAAACCATACTAGTCTACACTCATCCTCATCTGGGTTGATGCCAAAGAATACCAGTCTCTCCCAATCCTTATCTTTACTGACATGATTGATGATGAACTGGTCTACATTTACTCCTCCCTTCTTATTGCGTGTAGCAAGTGAGAACTTAATCTCTGTTCTTATCTGATCAATTACTCTATCATGTCCAGCAGTTGATGTTGGTGCTCTATTGATAGCATAACCCAACTCTTGCATATAATATGATACAAAACGCTCTCCAAATTCACCCTTCTGTTTGGGTGACATGTACACATAACCCTTGAATGGTGTTTCTTGCCAAGGATCTTGTACGTTTGAATCTATGTAAGTGCGGAGTTTACCGTCTTGGAATTGATCGTGGAACATAATAATTAAGGAATTAGGTTACCGTCTGCGTCATACCAGTCAGCAGTCACGTTTTCTAGCTCTACACCACTCTCAAGATGATTGTAAGTGTGTAATCTAGTTTGTAATGCGTAGAATAGTGATGGTTCAGACTTCTCGTAAACCATTAGTGCATCTAGGATTGAAGTGAGTTGATCCTTAGAGAGTTCAACTTGCATTAATGCCTCCGTGTCTTTACCTTATTATTATAGTGCATACAGAGTGGATGCGGAACAAATCTATACAGTTTGTAAACTGGCACACCATCTATTGCACTGTATCCCATTTTCTAGGATCATGAGGACACGCAGCAGTTGAGAATCTTGCCTTAATGGTCATTAGACAACCACATAGCTTACAGTTATCAAGGACACCAAGAGAACTAGCATCTTTAATAGTCCTCCTACCTTCTCTATCTGGTATCCATCCTTTCCAGTAATCTAACTGTACTTTATTAAGATGCTCACATCCATGGCATATTGCCAATCGTTCGTTATATATTTTATCATCAACTATGAATTTCTTTAGTTTCATCTGTCTCTCTACGATTCTTGATGTATTTAAGTTGATCCCACTCAGATTCATTGCATAATAATAATGTATGAATCTTTTTATGTCGCATTGGTTGACCACTAGAATACATGCAGCTAGGTTTATCCCTAACGTTAGTTTCAATGGTTATATATCTTGAAGGTGTTAGAAACCCTCTCTTTGGTTCTACTGGATCACCTTTAAAGTATACCCAACCTTCATCTATAAGAGTTCCACCCCAGTATGTACGTTCCCATACTACATAGTCACCAACTTGGGGGTTGTAGTGTGAATTAGTCAACGACATCAAACTCTTTCCTATCCTTGTTTGCTGGATTAGGTAACCTGAACATTTCTTTCAGATCATTGAGTTCTTTCAGTTGAGCACTAAGCTTATCTATTTGTGCTTGCAGAATTTGAAAGTTGTGATCATTATTATTCTGGAGCATTAATATGTTGTTGATTGCGTCCTTGAATTCGTTCTCTTTCATGACATATGAGTTGGTAAAGTTGACGGTGTAATTCAGTTTCTACTGAGTTTAAGTGTTCAAGTATAAAATCTTTATCTTGATTATCACTAGTCAGTTCAATGACATTATTTATTTGCGTCAGTGCTGACAACAAGCGTTCTTTCTCTGTACGCATATCAGTATCTAGATGGCAATACAGGTGGTTTGTAATTATCTAATCCAAACTCCTCTTGATGACGATGTTTAAGATATTGAATGACTTCATCTTTCCATTCCATCATTTCATGGTAACATTCTTGGTTATGAGCACAACCTCTTAATTTAGAATCAGGTTTATGCAAAGACTCTAAAAAAAGAGTAAGACCATCTCTACGCTTTTCGTGTTTAGTTGTCATGTTAATCATCAACAGCATCAAAGTTACTTATATCACATACAGGAACCTCATGTTCATCATCAATAACATACCAATGCTGCATTGTACCATGTAATTCTGGATGTGAAACGAATTCAGATGGATATTCACGTTCACCAATATATCTTATCTGATCTTCAGGAATATCATTATCCCTGATGATTGCTTGTATCTTATAATGCATCAGCTCATGTGGAGCTGGCACAGTCATCTGTGTCATTCAAATAATGCTAATGTAATAATTCTATCACACGTCAAGGTGTGTGTCAACCTGGATTTGCTGGTACTTTGTTACCATATGGTTGTGACCCACTTGGATTCATAACATAGCACTCAACAAAGTATTCCATATCTGTTAAGTCAGTTGATAGTGGGAACCAATCACCTGCTGTCTCTATTGCAAGTGTTTGAGAATCAAACTCATAGAATGTATATCTATTTGCAAATACTTCACCAATCTCATCTGTTGGTATGAAATCCTCGTAATATGTTTTAACTGTTGCTTTCTTAGCATCACCTAGTGCCAACCAATCAGATATATCAATAACCAATATGTATTTGTCCTTATTCTTTGCAAAGTAATGGACTACCTCAAATAGTCTCTGTGCATTCATTGATACTAGCATTTATAGTTCTCCATTTTCAAGACGTGTAATCAAACCATCTAACCATTCTTCACCCTTAGCTTCTATCTGTGCATCAGTCATGTTCACTGCTTCTAATGTCTCTGCTGACATCTGACTTTCATGTGAACTATCATAGTTTGTATATCTCTGTATACCTGCCTGTTGAGCATTTGCTTGAGTTCTATACTTAGCAACCTCTATTCTACCCAATGTACCAAACTCTGCTTGTGCTTGAGTAATAGTTGATAGAACTAGATACGTGGTCATCTTCTGTGAGAAGTATTTCAACGAGTTAGTTGATAGTTTCCAGAAATGATATGTACTTGATAGATAATCCTCGTCATTACCTTGCTGACCATATGCTGCTATTGCTTTATCACTAAGACCAAGTGTTTTCCTTGTATTAAATTCTGATGGTGTGATGGGGAAGATAACATCATTTGCATTCTGTGCATCTCCACCTGTTGAATCTTTCTTAGGATTGTCTCTAATCCATTTTCTATATGCTAACCAATCAGCTGCTTCATCTGCACTTAATCCATTATCAGATAACTGTGTCCAGTCACTATCTTTAAGAAGAAATACTCTAACAAGATTAACTTTCTCCCAAGTTAATATATTAGTCTCTTCAATCTTTCTTTCAACTGCCTTCTGATACTCTGCCTCAGTTATGTCCTTGTAATCAAAGAACTTTTCTTTCAACGCATCAAATAATGCTGTTACATCATACTCAGCTACACCAGCTGGGTCAAATTCATAACTGGACCACTTACTCGTCTGAGTCTTATGATCTCGTTTATACTTACTACGTTGTATTAAATATGTACCATCAACATGATAGACGAACAACTCCAATTGATCCTTATCAGAATTCCATAGAGGTGTGATGATTGGATCTATCTCAGTATTCCAGTAATCATCATTAAATTGTTTTTTAACACCCTGATAAGAAACTATCCTATCAAAGGCATTAAAAATCATTTGTGCAGTTGAAGACGTTGCCATCAGTAATTTCTTTCTTTATGTATTATTTATCCTACATCGCTTTGATGATGTATTTAGAACGGTGGTATTTAGTGACTAGAGATAAACTATCTTGAACACTTGCACTACCCGCTACAGATATTGGTGTAGATGTAGATAGAGTTAATGTACCATCAGTGAATCTAATATTAGAATCCCTCGCAGTAACTACTCTCCTAATCTCATCAATACCATCCTCAGGTCCACAAGTACCATCATTACCAGGAATTGATGCATTTAATGTTGGAACAAATATTCTTTCAGAGTATGTTGCATACCTAACACCAAACATTGCAAGACCCCAGTTGTCATTAACAGATCCACCTTGTTCATTTGGGTTATCTCCTGAACCATCTGGTCTTGTTTGTCTTATTATTAAATAGATACCATTTATTCTTGCATCACTTTCTTCATCAATATCAATACTATAATTCGCCCACCCTGAAGTTGATACAGACTGTGGGTCTGCTACAGCTTGAAGAACACTTTCAGATGTGGCATCCAATGATACCTTATAATAACAATCTATTGCTTCTTCTGGTGTTTCACCACCATTAGATCCATTACCTTTAATAATACCAAATGTAATCTTATTAGCATTGAGTAAGTTTAATGGACCAATTTGCAAGAATCTACTACCAAGACCAGTGTATCTAATATGTCTATTAGACATACCATTACTGATATTAGTTGCAACTGCAAAGTTATCACCAACAGATCCAACAACAGTCATATCATCAGTTGATGAATGCCATATGTTAGCTGCAGCACCTTCAAATGCAGCACCTGCTGCTGATATATCATAAGCACCATCTGGGAAGTTTGGAACTTCATAATATCTACCTGAAGGATCAGATATACCAACTACATCATCATCGCCAGGTAATCTACCATAACATCCTATTTCTACTCTACCTGAATTACCATTTTGTATAGGATCACCTTGGTTACCTGCACCACCTGATCCACCATTTCCAACTTCAACAAAGAATGATGTTGATATATCATCTGAAGTAGTTAATGGTTGAATTCCTATATTTAATGCAGCACCACCGCCTCCACCACCACCAGAGGGGTTTGCTCCATCTTCTTCAAAGTATGCAGTAAGTGTAACATACCCACCACCTGTGGATCCAGAGGATTCACTAGGAGATGTGACATAAGTTGTACTAATTGCTGATCTACCAGCATTACCACCAGATCCTGAACCTGTATTAACATGACCAGCACCAGCGACACCACCAGCACCACCATTACCTCCACCAGTAGGTCCAGCACCACCGCCGCCACCTCCACCTCCTCCAGAGGTACATCCTTTTGATCCACCATTTCCACCAGGATTGAATGTGAATAGATTATTCTCATATAAACTTGCTGTTGGTCCTAGACCTGCACCACCAGTCCAGCATGGGTCAGTAGTACCAGCACCGTTATAACCACCACCTGATCCACCGCCGCCACCGCCGCCGCCAGCACCAGCAATTGCTTGACCAAATCCAACATTTAAAGAAGTGGTACCACCACCACCTCCACCAGATCCACCATTACCCCATGCACCTGATCCTGAAGTTCCACCATTTCCACCAGCAGCACCAGCACCACCATTAGCTGCTGGTTCACCTGTTGCTCCTACTTGTTGGTTTACACCTTGTTCTCCTTGCTGTCCTATAACCCAATCAAGTACACCATTGAAGTTATTTAATCTTCCTGTAACCCTTCTACCTGGAGATGCAGTACCACCACCATAACCACCAGCACATCCTCCTATACCATTAGCAGGTCCATTACCACCAGCACCACCAGAAATATCAAAATCTACATATGATATTGAAGCAATTTCTTCATCTGGTACTCCAATAATATCATTAACATCAATACTACCACTAGTAACATTTGTACCAGTAACAGTTAATTCTTCTACCCTAATATTCCATAGATCAGTACCTGCACTAGTTCCCTTACTATATCTAAATGAACCAGCAGTAGCTCCAGTTACTATCTGTGCACCATCTGAGTTACTACCAACACTTGCACCATTATAATAATATGTGTATGTTCCACCTCCACCACCACCTTGTAATTGTTCTTCTTTTACTCCAGTTACAAAATTCATTTGTGATGTATTATTATATGCAGCAGAACCAGGTATGTTAGCTACTTCACAAACACTAAACCTTTGAGTTGGAGAGTGTTCATAGTATGGGAAGGTCATCTGTTGTATTTCTACTTCATACCTAGTTTGTGGTCCTTGGTTGATAGCAACAACTTCTACCTTAGCATTACAATCAGTTCCATCAGCATCCTTGAAACATATACCAGGAAATGCTGGTGGTGATGGGATAGGAGTAAATCCAGCAGCATTATTACCTGTTATCGTAACAGGATAAGTTGTATTAGCTGATACTGCTATGTTAGTAAAACTAGTAGTATCTAAACCTGAACCTGCTCCTTGGTTTTGAGTAAATGATACGGTTTGTCCTCCAATCTGCCATGATACAGTTCCTAATGCATATCCAGCATCTGAAGAATCAGTCCATTCAAAACGAAAATCTATCTGAGCATAACCATGACCAGTAGTAACTAAGTTTCCATTTGTATCAAAAGCGATTGCAATGTTAGAAGTACCTGCTAACTGATTTCCTCCTTTAAATCTATAAGGACCCCAATAGTTCCATGTACCATTCTCATATGATGCACCATTTCTTCCATATGGGTTTATTGCTCTTAACTCACCATCCATATAAAAATGGAATCCCATCATGTTAGATTTGTTAGCACCATCAGGAGTAATAGCATCTAGAACCAAACCATCACTATTTGATGTGGTTTCCATAAAGTTATTTGGTACACTAGCATTAGGTCCATATATTGTAGACCAACTATCTGGTTGTCCAAATAATGTTGAACCTTGAATCTGAGTACCAGCACCAAGATCCCAATTTAAACCACACTGTACAGATGGCATATCTTTCCAATAGTTTGCTTGTCCTAAACCATTAGGAGTATTAGTTGCAGTTGTTTTAATATCAACTGTACGAACTGGTGATATTTGTATGCCACATGGCCATGTTGCTACCCATGATCCAGTAGATGCTCCTGTTAATTCAACATAATTCTGACCAGCACTATAAGCAGGACCATATACTTGTGTCCAACTAGTAGATGATGTTGCCCAAGTTTGTGATGCAGATCCTTGAGTTAAGAAATTATCAAAAGAACCAGCACCACCATTACCTTTATTATTCCATCCAGATATTGGTGGTAATCCACCAGCAGGAACTGCACCATTACCTACACCACCAGTGCTTCCATTGTCACCATTACTAGTAACATTAAAAGTAAATCTAGGATCATTGAATATAGCTGCAGGTACTGTCCATGAACCACCTTGTCCACCTTGTCCTCCATTAGTTCCAGCTTGTCCACCTAGTCCACCACCAGCAGTAACAGTATATGGATTACCATCAACGGTTAGAGTTACAGAGGAATCAAATCCATTTCCACCTGAACCTGAGGAACCTCCTCCTCCACCTCCACCACCAGCGATTCTAAGAGTGTAAGATGTAATATTTTCTCCACCTGCAGTTGATGCTATGTTTGCAGTACCACTATCATAAACGTTTAAAAATCTTTCTTCACCAGTTCCTGGTGTAGTAACTATTATCTCTTTACCACCAATAGTTGTATTATCATCAACTACCCAAACTCTTGGTGTTGGTGTAACAGGAACTTCAGTAAAATATCCTGACGCTAATCTAACAGAACCAAAACCAGCAGACTGAGTTTCATCACACAATGCTTGGAATGATGATGTTGTAAAATTAGCTGCTAGAATAGTATATGCACCATCTAAACTAGTTTGTGTGTTTGATAGTATTACATTATCACCAATGTCAAATTCATGAGTACCTACAAATATTACTGTTATAACACCAGCAGTAGCAGCAGCACTAACAATTGGAAGTGATCCTGGTTCTGTAATTTTATAGTTATAACATCCATCCCAGTTGCCAGATTGACCTGCTCTTAATCCAATCTTTGCAAGACCATAGGCATCATATCCATTAGGATGGAAAGCAGCACCAGCAGGGTTATTCAGTGTACCAGTAATATTATTGGAACTCCTATACTCACCAATTGGATCAGAACCTGATACATTACTATCAGATGTCTGTTGTATTTCTATAGTTAAAGGTTGTTCTGCAGCATCTTGATATATTGTGGGTATATCAACTATTCTATTCTTCCATACTTGATAACTTGCATCATATGCACCAAATCCAACACTATTATTGTTTATATTATATGAACCAGCAGATTCCATCAGTTCATACCATGTTGATGTTGGAGCAGTACCAGCACCTGTAAATCTTATTCTAAGATTATCAGTGGTATCATCACATCTTTCACCACCATTAATATCATTACCAGCAATTCCTAATGCAAAGAACTGACTATATCCTTCAACATCTAAAGTAAATGATGCACCTCTAGTTGCTTGATGAGATGCGAATATAGTATTTCCTGGACTACCAAATCCTAGGTACTGTGTTCCACTACCAGGACTGACAAATCCACCAACTTCTCCTACCCCATTACCCCAAGTAATTAATGAACTACCACTTAATGTCCATGTAAGCTCAGCACTATCAATATCCCATGTCTTATCTGTTAATGCGTTTGTTTGTTCTTTAGATCCAATACCTTCTACATTACCAAAAGTAGCAGTCTTTGGACTCAATGGTCTGTATCCTAACAATCCATGAGAGTGACCTAAAGTTTCTCCACTAGGTAGGTTAGGTATAAAGTTCTCAATATATCCTTTTACTTTACCATATCCTGTGGTAAAACTATCAACACCTTCTGCGTTAGCTTCAGTAATTTCATCTGGTTCACTATGCAATAAGTTATGTAAGTGCTCTGGTGGTCTTGCAAAGATATAATCTTCAATCGGTCCTACAGTATAGTTCTTTTCACCAGTTAAGTATGGTTGAACTAATGTAGTAACGTTTGCATATCCTGTAGTAAGAACATCACTTATCTCATAGAATTCAACAGGATCTTCAATAGTATCTGTACCAATAAACCATTGTCCACCAACGTCACCAACATTCATAGTGATTCTATCTCCTACCAAAGGAGTACCAGAACCATTAACACCTTGACCAAATCCAATTAACTTTCTATCTCTATAATCAGGTACTCTAAACTGACCAAGCACCTGTGGTAAATCTGAAATACTAAATGCTTTTCTTATTTTAATACGTGGTTGGTTAGTTAAACTACCAATAATTACATCCAAACTTGTGTCTACAATACCAGAATTACCACCAGTAACATTAAAATTCTGTGTTAACTGTGGTTGTCTGTTATATAATGGTATTAATGATCCACCACCTGATGTAAAATCTTGATATGTACAAATCTGCTGTGAATTACTTAATGTTGCTTGTACATGGAATCTATAGATATGCTTCTCACCTGTTGGTGGTTGTGGTCCTGAATAACCATTGTTAACCCACACAGGAGAAGAACCAATAGATGATTGTTCTACAGTATTTTGTTGTAGTACAACACCACCAGGCATTTGCTGGTTAACACTAAATCCTGTAAATGTATTTGGTATATTCTGAACATGCCAATTAGTTCTTACATCTGTAGATAAATCTTCAATTAGTATTTCGTATGTATCTACAGTAACACCAACAGGTAAACCACTTAAGTTTGCCCATGAAAATGCTGGTGTATCATTGTTAGCATTAGCATATTGAGAATAACCTGTAGGATATCCTTGTCCAGTTAAAGGATCATAAGTTCCTGGATCCAAAGCAGGTACAGTACCATAATTAGTCTCTGGTAATATAAGAGGATAGTTCTGATCTGCTGTCTGTATTAATGTTATTGATGTTATAACCCAAGTAACAGTACCACCTGGACTACCACCTACATTATTATCAGGATCATAATTTAACAATAACCTGAATACATGAGTATCAGCTTGTGATGCAAGTGATTGAAATGTATCTGAATATTCTAGAATATATTGTGCTCCTTGTACTACCTGTCCATTAGCAGTAGGATAATCATTTAATAATTCAAATGTTAATTGAGCATTATTTGGAACTACTCTTGTGTACTCAACAGAATTTGGTATTGGTTCCGAATGTATCTCAGCATATACATTACCATTATCTACAAATGTTCTGTAAACTGTACCTGGTGCACCAGTTGCCTCTGATCTTATAGCATTATTTGATGTTGCTTCTGTAGTTAAATTATAATCATTACCTATTTTTTCGTATAATAATGGATACCTCCTAATATCATACTGTTCTCCATCACAATATAAAAAATTTCTGTAGTTAAATGATGGATCTTCACCACCAGTACCTTCACCAGTTATTGATTGACCTACATCAGTAGAATAACTATCTACCAACGAAGGAACGATAGCACCTATACTCATATAGGAGCCTGTTTTATCGCTATAAAAATTTTTGTAAGGAGACCTATATTGTACCATCAGACTTTAATTAAATATTCGGTTACGATGTATGGCTGTATGTATTTATCTGCCTTCTTAGAAGTATTCTTATCAATAGTAATCTTAGAAACTAGTCCACTATCAGCTCTAGCAAACGTAGCTCTTGTAATCATTTTAAATGAATGCTCTTCATCAGAATTAAAGTTTATTCTGTGTCTATGAGTACCATCATTACCAGTCTCACCAATAATTGTAGTTATGTTTGCAACTCCACTTGGTATTTGCTGATAACTATCTGTATCATTACTAGAAAATGGCATGTTCTTTGAACTACCACCATATCCCCAACTACTTGGATAGTTCATATTAGGACCGTAGTTTTCCAATTCAGATGAGTTAACAGCTGAGTTTCCTTGACCATCCATGTCACAGAAGTCAACACCAAATAAAACTAGACCACAGTTACATTCCTGATACAATAATGGTTCATAAGTAACATTACCAAACTGTACTGTTCCTGAGTTACCACCTTCATCACCTTGACTACAATCTTTATCATCACCAGCGTTTTCTAATCTATTATCCCAGTTAACGTTCTGCCATTGGTTAGAAGATGATGGTTCATCAGAACACAATCCTTGCTCTGGCCATAAACAATATCCACCACTACCAAAGTTAAGACAACCATTAAAACATGCACCATAATATGAATACCTTAGGTTACCAATCACAGTATTGGTTGCAAAATATGTTGTTGATCCCTGCATCCTATTCTCCCACTCATGCCTACACAATGGTTGAGTAGTATTAGTAAACCACTGACATACATTCAATGTACTCAATGTCTTTTCATAGTTCTTCTGTCTAGATCTAAAATAATTTTGTGAATTATCTTTCTGTCTGTGTCTAGTAGTTGTTGATCTATGTAAATGTGGTTGAAATGCTGTATGAGGAGTTTCAGTAGATGCAGTATATACACCAGTATCAACAGTGAATCTTGGTTCACCTCTTAATTCTATTGTTTGTGGTGGTATATAAAAATCTCCTGTATAACTTAATTGATATGGACTATCAATATTTTGAACAACATCTAACTGAATACCAGATTTAAACTGCGTTGAACCATTTTCATCAGTAATTTGTAAGTCATTATACAAACCAATGTTAGATGATGTCGTAGCTCTAATATGTTTATTCCTTAAGTCTGGAAGTTGAAACTGTAAATTAGTAATAACTTGACCATCTTTTAAAAATTTTGTTTCTTGTCCTACTCCCAAAACTGTTGCTAATTCTGGAAATTCACTAGCAAATAAAAGACTACCGTCACATCTTAAATAACCAGCAGGTAATAATCTTCTATTAATAGGATCTTTAGGATCAACCTCCGTAAGTTCTACTGGGAAAGATATAATAGAACCACACATAGTTCCATGTTTTGCTTTCTCTTTATTATAAAAACTTGCCATCTTAGAATGCCCTGATGATGTACATCATTGTTAACGAAGGTGTGTTTGCATTTATTTGTATACTTAATGCAGTTGCTACAGATAATGGTGCTGTAGTTCCTGTAGAAATATCATTAATAAGAATAGTTGATGGTATGGATAAACTACCTCTAGCCATACTAACTTCCATTGCATCATGAGTATGTGATTTTAAATCTGTACTCCCCCAACCTTCTCCTACATGATTTAAAGTTGTTGTGAACGTATTCGTTACAGCTGTATTTATTGGTTGTAACTCGCCTAATGCAGGATCATAGATAGTATCCTGAATATCTGTTAATGGCATCGTTTCACCTCTTTGTTTCTCAGGGATGTCTACTGATGCATAATAATTTCTTCTACCATTATAATATCCAGCAGGTGGGAATGCTCCTGTATGTGCCGATTTTTGAACGTTTTCTAATGCTCTATTGTCATCATTATAAGCAAAGTTGTCATCATAATGATAGAATCTCTGTGGTATTGCTCTCGCAGATACTGGCATAGCAGGTATCATTTCCAATTCAGGGTTAATGTAAACATTACCGCTACCATCTGGCAAACTTATTCCACCATCAAATTCATCCCACCATGAAATATTCTTTTCACCTGGTTTCCACCTAAGTGCCTCTGATCCTGTTTTTTGACCAGCAGGAGCAACAGCACCATAATCTGGAGATTTATCCTTTTCTGATGCACCTGGAACAAATTCTTGTACTCCATTACCAAAAGCATATGCACCCCAGAACTGATCAAATTCTGCAGTAGTAGCAGGTTTATGTGAGTGCTCTGGTATGTGATCTACACCCAATTTTCTAGGTACAACATAAGAAGTATCAAAATAGATAGGATCATCCATTGTAATACCAGTTATCCTACCAGCAAGTTGACTAGATGGTTCTATTGTAAATGTAATATCTACATCAGAACTAAGAAGTGTTGGAGGTTGTGTTGCATCAGGTCCATTTTCACCAATATACTGACCCATCTCAATCTTATCTGCACCAGTAAGACTACTGCTGTTAGGTTGTTGTCTTTGTCCTTCAATATCAACTAATGCAAGCTGATTTAGATTAGGTAAACCAAATCTATCAATATGACCAAGAGCTCCATCTTTATTGTATGGAAAATCATTAACAACACCAAAATTAACACCATTAACGAATCCACTACCATCTTCTGGGAATGGACCGTATTCATTACCTAATGTAGCAGCAAGCAAAGGATAATCTGCAGCATTGAGAGTAGCATTAGTCATACTACACACAATCCAACCTGCAGGTATATTATCTAATCTTTGTCCTGATTGAGAAGAACCGCCCCAAGGCATTATTGTGCCTATTGGAGCAAGTTTCCCTGATTTGATTCTATTATAGAATGTCATTTATTAAACCTCCCTTAGCCACCATCCTTGTACAGAGGAAGAAACGATGGTGCCTTGTGAATCCGTTCCTCCTAGGTATACCAATGTAAATCCAGCGTTTGCTGTCTGTACTACAAGTTCACCTGAATTATATGGTGTAGTACCACTCAATCCGATTGTAGTTCCAGTTGAATCTCCTTGTACTCTAGTATTTGGAGTCAATGCTCTAACAATCAACATGGTATCATAACCAAGGTTTCCACCAACTTCAACAACTCTAACTTCATCACCTGTAGTTGGTGTCTCAGGTAAGTAAACAATCAAGTTACTTTGATCTGTTACATTAACGAAGTATGTTACATTCGCTTTTAGATTTAGATCAGTGACATCAGATCCAGTAGAAATGTAACGTGAGTGTCTACCACCAGTCTTAGTATAGAAGTTAGTTAATCCAAATGCATCAATAGATTGATCTCTATTAATTGTAAATGTATTTGCACCGTTAACACCAAGATTAGTTAGATTAAACTGTGCACTCTTAGATGGTGACTCAGCAGCAGTTCCTCTAATTGTAAGAGAGTTACTTATCTCTGCATCACCATAAACATCAACAGCAAATGTAACTTTGTTGCCAATTGTTAGAACTTCTTCAGGACCGAATGATGAGTAGAGTTTAATATCACCTCTACCAATCACACCAGCGTCAAAGTAGATAGAACCAGAGTGATCAGCATGACCATCATCATTAACTACCCTAACTATGCTTGTCTGTCCTACAGAATCTAAGATGTTAACTCCACCACCATATGATGTAAGTTCACCATTTACAGTTAAGTCACCTCTTCTAAATGGTATAATTCCATCCTGACCCAACTCATTCATGGTAGCTGTATGAACAGTACCAAAGAGTGCGAAGTTAACTAAGAAGAATTCACTGTTTCCTGTAGTCTTATCATACAAACGTACCCAGTTAGTATAATCAAGTTTCTGTTGTACAATAGTACCATTGTCAATGATAGCAGAAAGATAATCTACACCAGCACGTTGACGTAAATCAATATCTACAAGATTTGAAGACTTACTATGCTTAAGAACCCTTACTACATCAGTAGTTGATTGAACATAGTTAGCAATAGCATTAGCAGTAGTTCCTTCTTCTCCAGGGAGACATCTTAAAGTCTTACCTGCTACATCAACTGAAGCAATCTTCATTATCTCCCAAACACCAGTACCACCTGATGCTGTATTAACTCTAACTAAATCATCAACAGCAAATGCACCAGTACCTTCACCAAGTGAGTCAACCTGTAAGTAAACTGACCCTGGTACAGCACCTGTTGATGCATTAGCTGATAAACTAGTAGTAGGTCCGTTACCCTGTATTGATAGGGGATCTTCCCAGTAAGAGTAGAATCTAATGTTATTCTCATTACCTTCGTATCTTGCGTATGATGTAGCAGTAGCTTCTGTATTTGGAAGTACCCTACTAATATCAAGTCTTCTATACTGATTACCAATTTCCATGGTAGCAGCACATGTATCAAAGTAAAGAGTATTCTGATCATTACCATTCTTAATGGTAAACTCTTCGTTAACTACTGCTCTAAAGACAACGTTAGTTAAGTTCTGAGTGCTAATAATATTTTTAGAAACTTTAACCTTATCTGCATCAATCTCAGTGATTCTAGTATTAGGAAGTGTTAGTGCAGTACCAAAGTTAGATTCAAATGAAACAAGATCATTAACACTTAACTTAGCAATGTCAACAGCACTAATATTAGTGATGTAGAATGTCCACTCAGCACCAGCTGGAATTGAAAGATCACCTGTAAATGTTCCTCTATCAGTGCTTCCACAACCACCAGATATATCAAGGTTATTATTGATGACTAGATCACCACCAATATATGTGTCACCAGTTACAGAATTAATTGTGAATACATCATTAGAAGCACCACCATCACATCCACTGGAAACAACGAAACTCTTAGTTGTCTGTGTAAGTGTAGTCTTGACTTGGAATATCTCACCAATATCATATACAATTGGTTCTACATCTGTAATAGAAGCACTTCTACTTACGATAACATAATCGTTAGTAGCAATAGTACCTCCAAATTCTGCAAGGTATACATCCTCTGTGTTACCAGAATTATCAATTACATCAGTAGTCCATGTAGCATCAAACTGTACGTTACACTTATAGATTGCTGTTCCGTCAGGATGATCATTTCTTACACCTGTGAAAGTACCAAATGGTTCTCTCTCAGCAATAATATAATATGGAGCAGTTGATATTCTTGGAGTAGATATAATTTTCAAGAATTCAACGTGAGTTAAACCACCAGCGTTAGATGCACTAAAGTATCTTACATTTGTAACACCATAGTTATCTACACCAGTGTTACTTGGTTGATATAACTGGAAGGTTACATTCGCCTGTTGTGCATCAACTGGAATATCTAATGTAAACTTAGTTACACCAGCAGCCATAGTATTAAGATCTTGGATTGGAATTATTTGTCCAACCAATACCCATGTAGCAGATGCAATACCAACGTTATAAGCATCTAAACTATAACGTAGTTCTAAATGTTCTGCACTTGCAGGATCAGTAACGTCTGGATATTCACCACCGTTAGTATTGTTACCTACGATAGCATCTATTTCAAATCTAGAAATAGGACCAGCACCACCAAGATTAGATCCATCTACAGGAGCAAATGCAACTGATCTTTCAGATCCAGATGAACTACTACCAGCTCCTTGTTCAGAGAACCAAATATAATTCTGTCCTGTATTAAATCCATCAGTAGAACCACTAGGAGAAGGATTATCTGCTTTGATTGATACATTACCAACAACACCAAGGAATGTGACACCTGAAGTAATGGCACCTAGTGTTTCACTAGCCATTGTAAGTGATGTATAATTTTCACCAACACCCTCAGGTGAGTCTACAATAATATAATCATTTTCTTTAAACCATGGATCACCATTTTCATCAACTGGAGATTGACCTAATGGTAGATAAACCTGATTACCTGTTAGTTGAGCAAGTTCCTGAGGTTCAATCTGTGGGTTACCACCAATACTGGTGATAGCATCCTGATATTGAATACCACCCCAATTTCCAGTACCAGCAGTGTCAACAGTACAATACTTAGATGAATTTGTTGCTACTCTATCAACAGTAACAATATCAACGTTGTTATTGAATAGGTTGTTACCTAAGATACCAGTAGCATGACTAATCTTCTCAGAACCAGATCTTGCTCTGTCTGCAGTAAAGGAGAATGATGCAAATCCACCACACAATTTAACACTAGAGTTAAATCTTGCAGATGCATCAACAACTAGACTATTTCTAACTCTAGTTGTTCCACCCTGACCAGCAATGGTAATGTCAGAAGCATTAGTAGCAAAATCAAGTATATTAGTATTACTACTACCACCAAAGAAGTTAACAGTTCCAGCAGTTGTTGTTAAGTTTACTGTATCTTCAAGTTGTCTAGTAGTACCAAGTTGTACATCACCAGCAATCTTAAATGACTTAGTTCTTATCTGAGTATAAGATAATGTTTCATTGTTACCATATGCACCACCAATTTCTACTTTAGAAATATTTGTGATTGGTGTATTTGGTGTAGTACCTAGATTAATATTACTGTGAAGACTGTTGCGACCAATATTAATATATTGATCACCAGTAACAGCATCAACTAGATTTAATGTAGCAACTTCAGTTCTTTGATTACCAATTGAAATGGTTGAAGCAAAGTCACCAACATTAAGTGTTCCTATGAATGTGTTATCACTTATAGCATTGAATGTTCCAGATGTCTCAGAAGTTCTGATTTCAGCTGTGGTTCCATCACCATTGACTTCAATGTCACGCTCAAATCTAACATCTTCAGTGAATCTTGAATCACCCTTAACAACTAATGCTCTGTCTAATTCAGCATCAGTTACATTAACACCAACCTTACCTTCATTATTACCACGAGAAGCTTCTGTAATTACTGATGTTTCAGTAGAAACACGTAATGCAGCGTAATCTGTGATAGTCTCACTATCTCCACCAACAACTAATGCATCATTAATTCTTGCCTTAGTACGTGAAGCATACTGTGTATATGTTAAGTAATCTGTTGTTCTACGTCCACTGATGTATACGTTACCAACAACATCTAAGTTAGCACGAGGATCAGTATTTGCATCTTCTACAAATGCATTCTTATATGCATCATGTGAAGATCTAACAATAGTGTTAATACCTAACTTGTATTCACCAATTGTTTCAGTTTCAGTTCTTAATGCCTCAGCACCTAGAACACCAACTTCCTTGAAGTTTGCATTAGAGAACTCAATAGTAGGAGAGTCACCACCAACAGGAGTTCCACTAATAATATCTTCCCATGGTTGAGTATCCTGAGGAATCTGATCAATAACTTGGAAATGAACGTAATTATTTGATGGTGAGAATGGATCGCCAGGCTTAGCAGCGTATACTGTCCAAGTTAAATTAATTCTAGTATCATAGTAGAAGTTCTTAACTCTGACCTGTGATGCAGATGTGATACCAATATCAGTGTTAGTAAGTGCAACGCCACTATTAAAGTCTCTGAATGAAAGTTTAACAACGTTGGTTCCATCAAACTCAATGTTATCAATGCTAAGGTTGTTAATAGATGAGAAGTAGTTTGCAAGTACCCAAGAAATGGATCCATTCTTACCAACTTCTTCACCTTTAAAGAGAACGTCACCTGGTGTCGTAAGAACTCCACCATAGTTGATAAACTGTTCTGTACCAATTCTAGTTCCACCTTGAGCAATAAGAGGAGACTGATTAGGTGTAACGTTAGAAGCTATACCAGCAACTGTATGTGTCTGGAACTTATAAGATTGACCTTTACCTCTAGCATTAAACTGGAATACAGCAGATCTGATAGTATTCTTACTGATTCTAATATCACCTTCAGTTGGTGGAGAGAATGCAGTTCTATCTAAACCTTCATCTTGCTCAATTTGGCCGAGATTATTTTCTGTACTATCTACGTTTGAACGTATGATTAGGGAATCCTTCTGCTGTGTAAAGTCACCATCTTGTACAGATACAACAATAGGAGATTCAAATGTATTAGGTAGTTGTCCATCTCCACCAATAACTGTAATATTCTGGTTGAATGTTACAGGGGTGTCAAATGTGGTAACTAGACCTCCAATTGTATCATCCTCATCACCATCATCTGTAAGTTCTGCTTTATCAATGAATGTTTCTTCACCAGTGATAGCATTGATTCTCTTATTACCAATGTATAGATCACCTTGTGAGTTAATACCAGTGTAGAA